ATAGCTTTGCAAAAGCAGATGATGGTGGTAATAACGAATATACCTTTTAACTTAGGCTAAAGGGTATCCAGCAGGGTGGGGTTTTTTTTCCCTTTCTATCGTTTTCCCCACCTTGCTAAAAAAAAGGATTTAATATGGCAGACAATATAAAAGAACCAGCACACTACATAGCAAACAAGATTGAACCAATAGATTTTATTATTGAAAACAATTTTAATTTTTGTGAAGGTAATGTAATTAAATATATTTCTAGATATAAAAGAAAGAATGGTATTGAAGATCTTAAAAAAGCAAGACAGTATATAGATTTTCTGATCAAAAAAGAAGTTGAAAAAAGTAAATAAGTATGACAAAATTTAAAAGAATTATCAATGGGGAGTGTCATTTTCAAATGATTGAACTCTTTGATGATGTGAAGAAAGCTGCAAGCAACTCGAATAGAGGAGAGTTTGTAGAAGTAAAAATCGACAACTTAAAGTACGATTTTACAACAGTAAAAAAGGAGCATGATGGAACAAATCCGAATGCGTCTGCAGAAGCTAAAGGATCTTCAAGCGAAGAAACACGAGAAGTATCTGGAAGCGAAACTGAAAGTAAATAAGTATCAACAAGATTCTTATAAATTACTTTGGCAAATAGAGCAGACAAAAGAACAGTTAATGACAGATAAATAGTTATTAACTTAATAGTTGAAAAAAAAGAAAGGAAACTGTAGGGAATCTATGACCATAAATATAAGCACACACTATAATAAACACATTAAAAACTTAAATCAGAATCACTTTATCTATAAGGTTAAGAAAGCATTTTACCTTCTCACGAACCAAGAAGAAAGATTATATGAGGTAGGGTTCTCGGAAGGATTTCTGTACGCAGCAGAACTAATGCAAAGACAACCAATAATGGATAGCAATAATAAAACTAAAATTGCTACTACATTTAAAACAAAGAACGCAAACATCGAAGTTGTATCAAAACTTGTAGATAAAGTGTGTGAAAAATATACTGTAAGCAAACATGACATCTTTAGTAAAGGTAGAACAAGGGATGTAGTTCGAGCAAGAAGTATAATCTATAATCTATTGTATGAAGGTTACAATGTTAGCTTATCTTCTATGGCTAGATTATTTAATCAAGATCATACCACAATCATTCACTCATTAAGAAACAAGCAAGATAAGAAAAATTATTGGAGTGCAGAAAATTCTATTTGGGAAGAGTTCGAAGAACTAAAACAAATTAATATTTAACTGTAGCTTCTATATCTTTTTACTTTAGAAGCTATAGACTTAGGTTGCTTACTAAATTGTTTACCAGATTTTTTAGCTTTTCTTTTTGCAGCAGTAGTTCTTGCATACTCTGAAGCAGATAAGTTTTTTATCGCTGCACTTGGAAGATACCTTTCTCCAGTAACCGAGGATTTTTTGCCAGACTTTGTTCGCCATTTTTGTTTACTCCATGCTTTTAAACTTCGTTGTCGTTTAGCCAATGCCATTATCTGTACCCACCACCTTTAGACTTATAAGTCTTGGCAAGTAACTGAGCCTTCCTTGCAGACCATTGACCTGCAGCAGTACCCATTGTCTTTCTAGCTTTTATTTGGCTAAACAATCGCTTTCTTAAAGCAGGTTTAGTATAATTACCAGCTTTATTTACTGTACTTTTTTTCTTCATTTACTTTTTCTTTTTAGCTTTAGACTTCATTATCTTTTTCTGTAAAAAAGATGGTAGCTTTTTTTGTTTAGATGTTAGTTTGCTTTTACCTTTTGATTTACCATACATAACCATACTCCTGTTGTTGTTGTTGTTTAACTTTTAACTCACAATAGTTATCAAAGCAACTTCCTTCTTTACCATCATGACAAAAATATTGTTTCTTGTGGGTTACTATCCAACCACCTTCATCACTCATTAATTGTTTGTCGCACTCTTTACAGTAGCCACATATTAATGATTGAACCTTTTGTTTTTTCCAACCCTTTTTCTGCATTAACAGTTCCAAGCACGAAGTGATTTATTAATTCTACTGTTAGGATCTCTTGCAGTTTTAGCTGAAGTTAATTTCTTCTTCATGCCTTTCATCCTCGCACAAAAACTAGCTCTTCTTTTGTTGCCTACCTTTTTACTTGGTGCTTTTAAATTACCACCTGTAGCTTTGTTGTAACTTCTTCTACCTTTAGCATTCAATCCACCCTTGGGATTCTTTCCTGCTTTTCTCTGCCATGCTGGTGTCTTTGCCATAATTTATTCTACTATCTTTTTGATTGCTTTACTACCATCAATATTTTCTTCTAACTCTGCTTTTACTTTCCCACATTTATATTCAATATTATCATTTGCTCCTCGTTCTGCAACTCTTTTACCTTTCAAACAATCTGACATAGCAGGTTGTATTCTATGTTCAGTTAATTCACCTGCAACAAACATACAAAGAGCCACAACTGTACTAATGATTTGTTCCATTTGCTCGTACTTTATCTTTTAAATGTTCAATATCTTTTAATGCTTTATCTAACTGTGCTTCTATATGATCTAGCATAACTTGTGTATGAATATTTTTATCTAAAAGTTCTTGGTGCTTCTCTACTGTTTCGTATAGATCTTCAAGAAGTAAGTATTGTTCTTTATCAGTTGTAGTTTGTTCTGACTTTTTAAGTAGATCAGAGTTCATTAGTTCTCTTGAAGTTTCAAGTGAAGTTAATCTTGCAGTAACCTCTGTGTACGCAAAGATACCCATAGCAACACCAACAATAATACCAACCATATTTTTAATTGGCATAGCAACATTTGTATTCTCACTTATCTTCATTTCTTTTTCTTCTTCTTAGGAAAAAATATTCTATCTAAGTGTTGAGTAAAGTCATCAAGTAAACCAAAAAATTTATAAATAATTTTATCAATCATCTTCCTTGACCCTTGTATCGAGTTTGTTTCTTTTGTCTCTTAGCACTTTTGTTTTGAGATTTTGTATGAACCCCTCTTCTCTTCTTAGGTTTCTCTCTAGGTATAAAATGTGTGAACTTTTGTTTAGCCATTACTTCTTCTTCTTATATTTCTTTTTCTTTTTCTTCTTACCTGTTTGCTGCGAAAGAAGTGTAGGTTTCTTTTTACTATACTGTGATACGAACATTGTCGGTGCTTGATTACTCATTACTTCCTCTTAATTAAATCTGTTGCTTTCAAACCATACACAGAAGCTATTACTCCCACGAATATAGTCTGATACCAAAATGGAAGTTGTGAAAAATATTCAAAGAATAATTTCATCTTCTCCATGTGAGTTGGATCATCTGACCAAACTGCAAATCCTAACATTACTATTGGCACACTTAATAATAATAAAATGAACTCGTCTTTCCAATCCGAATCTCTGCTCTGCAATAACTTACCTTGGTATTCTGCTTCACCATTAGCCATCTTCTGAGCATGGTTCATTTGTGCGTCTGCCATAAGCATTTTAGTTTTCTGTTTGTTTTTATAAATATGACTACCTGCTTGTACTGCAAGTTTAATAGCACTTAACCACATCTTATATCTCCTAATATTGGTTTGTACTTTGTCTTACCATCTTCTTTGAAAGCTCTCAAGAATTGTTTTCTAGGTTTATCTGATACACTACAATGAACCCATCCACTTGAAGGCTCACCAATCGTATAAAATTCAAGGATCATTTGATCCCAACCCTCAATATTATCTTTAATCCAGTAAGCAAGATCAGCATTATCTGTGCCTGGAACTTCAAAATCTACTGCTTCAGCTTTACAATGTTGGCTATTAATTGAGCTGCCTATCTTAACACAAAGATCTGGAGATCTGTATCCAGAGGTAACAATTACTGGACCAAACTTATCTCTAACTGGTTGTAGCAAAGTCTCGCAAAGGTTTTGTAGTTTAGCAATCTGATCTGAGTTAGGTTCATTAGGTATACCTAGTCTTACTGCTGTGTCTGACTTGGTGAGTTCTTGCAAGGTAAAGTTAGGAGAGAGTTTCATTCGTATATTATCTTTACTTTAAGTTTAACTTGTTCTTTAGTTCTACCTCTAGATATAAATGATCCTTTAAGGTTTCTTTTATACCCATCTGGTGCAGTATAACTATCAACTTTTCTATAATTTTTAGATTTAACATCATAAGCAGTATACTCACCTGTTGTCATATTTAAAGTAACTATATCTACTGGACCTAATCCACCTACTGGTGCAAACACTATTAGATTAGGATCTTTTATAAGACGCAGTTGTGCAGCAACCTCAGAAGCTAAACCTATAACTGCTTTCTTTCTTCTGTTAGCCATTCCATTTGATGTAGCCTAGCAAAGAAGCTATTGCTCCACCAATGAGTAATAATACTCTGAAGCCACCCTTACTTTTATTAACATCAGCTCTTATTTCTTTTATATCTGTACGCATTTCATCTATCGCTTTGAATAAAGTTTTCATTCTTTCTGCACAAACTTTTTCGTGGTAAGAAATACGAATAGAGTTGTTATCTTCTATGCCTTGTTTTAAATTTTTCTTCTTAGGCATCTTCACCCTTCTCGTTACAGAAATAAGTTACATATAATTTTTCTTCGTTAAATTTTTCTGGAAATTTATTATTTAATTGTATGGTTATAACCGCACCTTGCTTAGCACAGTTAGACCAAGTATCAAATCTCTCTGGATAGATCATTGTTGTATTGCACATACCTGTAATGGCAGAGCATAAGGTATATGCTAATACAAATTTCATTATGATTCTTTATCCTCTTTTACTTCCTCATCTTTAGGAAGTTCAGCTTTTAAAAGATTAGAATAATGACCTTGTAATATATTTACATCTGCCATTTCCAAGTTCAACTGTTGTTGTTTAGCTTGGATTTGTTGCAACTTACCTAAATATAACTTGCCATTATCAGATAGCTTATCGCTATCGTAGTCTTTGTCATCGAACTTAAAGTTCATGTTACCACTCCTTAGTTTTAGACGTTAAAGTAGGTGCTTTTTGTGATGCGATTTGTGCATCAAGATTAGCTTTCATATCATCTTCAGTAGTATCTGAATGTTCTAATACACAAGCTATAGCATCTTCTTTAGTCATACTGTCAAAGTCTTGGTCGTTAGTTTCACCATCAGAACCATACATAGATGCAGAGTGTTCTCCATCTACTGCTGTGTATCTCCAATGGATAACCTTAACTTTGTTATCTGCGTCTGTCTCAAAATTTGGAAAACTCCAAGTGTACTCAGTTGTATTTGCCATATTATTTTCTCCTTATTATTATGGGTTATTAGCTTCTAGTGTTGTTATTCTAGCTTCTAATTCTTGAATTGTTTTAACCAGTAAAGGTACTAATTTAGATTGGTCGATAGCTTGATAGTCTGGATTACCATCTTCATCTACTGCATCTTTAGTTCCAGTAATTGCTTCTGGAACTACACTTGATACTTCATGTGCTAAGAAACCATCAATTGTTGTATCTGCATCTGCTATAAAATTAAATCTTGCAGGTTTTAATTGTTTTAATCTTGATGTTGCATCAAAGTCATAAGATACATTTTCTTTTAATCTGTAATCTGAAGTAGTATTGTATGAAACACTACCACCACCATTAGTTGTAACATGTCCAAAAATTCCACCACCATTAGTATGCTCAAAAGCTAATGCTCTAAAACTAGAACCAACTTCACCTACAAAATTTCCATGACCACTTGTTGTAGAAGAACCATTAAATGTTTGTCTGCCATTACTATCAATACGTAATTTTTCTGAACCATTAGTCCAAAATTCTAGACCATCATTACTATGCTCATATCTTATTCTGCCTATATTTCTGCTATCATCATCTCCAAACCAAATTTCGTTTGTTGCAGTATTCCTACCTACTGTTTGTAATATACAACCATCAGTATCATTATTTTCTATTGTTAATACAGTACCATCATAAGGCGACCAACTTTCAGAAACATTATCAGCAACAACATGAAGTTCAGAACCTGGCGATGTAGTTCCAATTCCAAAATTTCCATTTGCATCAATCCTAACACGTTCACTTGCATTATTATGAAATCTCATAGTTCCATCAGAATGAGAAACTGTAATTCTACCAATATCGTTATCACTTGAGTTTGCAAAATAAATGCTAGAACGATGACTTGAACCAGAGCCAATAGTCATTCCTGTATGACTATTACTTTCTACAAAGAAATCATCTGCCTCACTATTAAGTGCTACTCCACTATTAGAGGTGTCAACATGAAGTGTAGCTGATGGCGATGTAGTTCCGATACCAACCGAACCACTATCTTTAATAATCATTTTAGTTTGGTGTGTGAATTGGTCGCCAACTGTTAAACCAGTTTTTGTTTTAAATTCATGGTTTCCACTTCCAATATCATAAAGTGATGAAGTAGTTGCAGTAGCTTTAAATCCATCTGCTCCAGGATTTCCATTACAAATTGAACCTGCTGATAATGATATAAGACTAGAAGCATTTACTGCTCCTATTCCACCAGTTGGTCTGCTACTATTATAAGAACCTGCATTGTGAATATAAAAATGTTGAGCTTGTGAAAACACAGCAGGAGCTTCTACAATTAATGAAGTGTTTGTATTATATGGTGTAAAACTTGTTGCTCTAACATCTAATTTAACACTAGGTGCTGAAGTTCCGATACCTAATCCAGTAGAATTTAATCTCATTCTTTCTGAAGCACCAGTAGTAAATGCCATGTGATTACTACTATGACCATATGTTATGTTACCAACATCTTCGTCATCTCTATCGCCAAGATTTAAAATTGAAGAAGCACTTGAACCACCTAAAACTGAAATTATAGCAGTATGACTTAATCCACCAGTTCTTCTAAAAGTCGCAATAGTATTAGAGTTAATACTGCTAGGATTAGCACCACCACTACCAGATGATGCGATAGTTAATTTAGCATCTTGGTCAAAATTTGTAGTACCAATTCCAACTTGCTCTGATGAATTAATAGTTACAGCAGTAGCATCAGCATTATCATCTATACCTTTAGATTGAAAATTTAATACTGGTATGTTTGCTTTATCTCTTGCGTTAGTCATTTAATTATAAATCCTCTTGTTCAGCTTTAAAAGTTGCATAAGCATCTTTAACATCTTGTGTCCAGACTGCGTTACATACTGCTTGAACCTCTGAGTGTTCATTAGATATATCTGCATCTGGCATTAAAGCATGTCTATGATACTTTCTTGATAATTCTTCGTTGTCTTCCATAACTACAGTATCTGTTCTTACTTGAACTGATTTGTATTTTCCGACCACTTCGATTTTACCAATCTGTGTCTCTTTAGTTATTGCCATAGTTTGTCTCCTTTGTTGTTAATCTGTTTGATATGTTGCTGATAAAAATAGTTGTTCATTTCCACCAAGTGATGAGCCATTTACAAGGCTATTCATGTTTTCTCTAGCATCACTACTATTTCTTACTACTAATCTTATTTCTGAACTGTTTTGAACTAAATATCCTGCAGATGGAGCATCTGTTGTAGGAAAGTTTTGACTATAGCCTACACTAGCTACATTTCTATAACCTGTAGAATTTAAAGCTGTAAAAGGTAAACCACTTATTCTTAAAGTTCCAGTTGGTGAAGTTGTTAAACTACTTAAAGCTAAAAAAAGTGTAACATGAACTAATTGACCTACTTTTGTGTACCAACCTAATCTACTAGTATAGTTAACACCACTTGGTGCACCACCTGTTCCTGTAAAACCAGGTGTCCAAGTTCCTTCTTCGTAATCGTCTAATTTGTTTGCTGAGCCTGTGCCACCAACATATAGACCACCACCTAAGTATAGGTCTTTAAATCTATAGCTTGAACTACCTAAATCTATACTATTATCTCTTACAGCATTTGTATCTAAATTGTACGGAATAATATCATCAGAAGCAAAACCAATTCCTGTGTCTCCTATTCCAATATGTATATATCCACTGCCAGTTCCAATACTACCAACATGAGTGTTGTCTTTATAAAATTTTATTGCCTCTCCATCATTAGTAGTTCTTGTTACTTCTAAAGGATTACCTTGGTCTCTTGTAAATCTTGCAAATCCTGTTGACCTAAATTCTGCTCCTGCTACTGGTCTTGAAGTACTTGTTTTTCCCACCAATACATTTCCAGACGCATCAATCCTAGCTCTCTCTGTTGCTGAAGTTGCAAAACGTAAAGAATTATCAGCATGGTCATAATCAATATAACCTACTGTGCTTGATGCTCCATCTCCAAAGTTTAAAATACTATTTTTATTACTTCCACTTGCTATAATATCTACTCTAGCATTGTGAGTTGTGTTTTCTGATTTAATAGCAAAGTCAGCAATATTAGAACTTACATTAAATTTTCCTGTAACTGTTGCACCACCAGATGTTGTTTCAAATTTCTTAATATTATTATGGTAAAGCTCAACTGCACCATCAGTAATAAATCTAGCCATATTTTCTGAACTACCTTTATTAATAATTACTTGAGCTCCATCTGTTCTCAAAACTAATTGTCCAGTACCTACATCACTTATGTTTGAATTTGAACCATCATGGTAAATTTCTAAATCGTTTCCAGTTCCAAATTTTGCTTTTACATTGTCTGGGAAACTTAAACCACCAGTAACACTTGTGTTACCTAGTGTAGCAATATTAAACGTACCAAAAGTTATAATATCTACGACATCGCCATTTGTTAAAGCTGAAGCAAAGACAACAGAGTTACCACTTGTTACAGTAACGTCTGTTCCATTTACCATCTTAATTCCATTTAAGAATACGTCTATAAATCCTGCGTCATAAGAAAGTGATTTTGAATTATCATCATTACCAGAAATAGTTGTAGGTGTTCCTGATACTGTGTACTTAAATCTATCTGAAGTTCCATTTACTGAAGAACCTGCATTTACCCAACCAGTTGATGAGTAAACTTTTAATTGGTTCGAACCTGTATCAAAATATAAATCTCCTAAATCTAATGAAGAACCATCTGGGTCTTGCGTTGGTGCTGAACTTGATGCACCTAGATAAGTATTTGCAAAACTATTTATTGAAGTTAAATTTGATGCTGCAGTATTTACTGAAGCAATAGAGTTACCCACATTATTAACATTGGCGATTGATCCAGCTGTTAAATTTATATTAGCAGAATTTGAATTTACTGAATTAATATTAGTTTCATTATTTGCTACTGAAGTTATATTTGAAGCTATCCCAGCTACTGAATTAATATTTGATGCGTTAGAAACTACTGAATTTATATTGGATGCGTTTGAAACAGCTGCATTAATATTACTTTCATTTGCAACTGCTGCATTAATATTAGATGCGTTTGCAACAGCTGAGTTAATATTGTTTTGATTAGTAACTGTTGGAGTTAATTGCAACCAAGTTGTAGATGCAAGATTATAAACCTTCATTACATCATTAGTCGTATCAAAATATAATGCTCCATCTTGCAATGCGTTTCCATCATTATCTACAGATGGATTAGAAGATTTTGCTCCAAGAAAAGCATCATCAAATAAATCAAAAGTAGCAGCAGCAGCACTAGCAGAGTTAGCTGATGCAGTAGCAGAATTAGCAGACGCAGTAGCCGATGAAGCTGATGACGTAGCACTATTTGCACTAGCCGTAGCAGAGTTAGCAGAATTGGTTTCTGATGTAGCAGATGCAGTAGCAGAATTAGCTGAGTTGGTAGCTTGAGTTGTTGCAAGAGCCACTTGTGCTGTTGCTAAAGTTACTTGAGCTGCACCATTGTTTGTTGCGTTTACTGCACTAGCTGCAGCAGCAGTAGCCGAGTTAGCAGCATTAGTAGCAGATGTTGTGGCAGCAGCAGCATCTACAAGTAATCCCCACTTTGCACTATCTGTGTTAGTTGTTAATGGTTGTGATCCAGATGATGTGTGAGCAGTTAAAGCTATAAAAATATTATTAGTAGATGTATCTTTAATTATATCTCTAACAGCATAAGTTGTACCAGATGACCAGTTACCTTTGAAAGTTCCAAGTTCTTGTGCAACAGTTAATTCACCACTTGCATCAAAACCAAATACTTTATTTGCTCTATCAGTATCACCAACAGTAAATTCAGTTGATGTCATTGTGTTTGTTCTTGATAATTTAATTGATCTATCTATTTCTTCTTGCAACTGTTGAATTGCCATCATAGATCTATCTAATCCTTCTTCATGACTTTCTGCAGGGAATGGATCGTTAGCAATATAATCGATTGCTTGTGTTTGTGGTGATGCTCTTCTTATAACTACAGTTTCTGTGTTACTTGGAATGTTACCAGATGTAAATACAATAGTTCCACCATTAGCATTTCCTGCACCTGTTACTGTGTAATGTGTAGTTAAAGTTTTAACTGTTTCGATAGCTGAAGCATCCCTAATAATAACTTGAAGATCAGCATCTGCGAATACCTTGAATGTATAGTTAAAGGTATCTAGAGTACCATTTCCAGAGTAGGAGTTTTTTACTGTAGTAGAAGATATTGTCATACTGTTTTCTCTTTATATATATTTAATCTAATAATCAAGATTATATTATGGTAAAAGCCTTTGAATATCGCTTTCATCCATGGTTGTTTTAACTCCTCTTTTCTTGTATTTACTCTTTTTAGCATTATTAATGTCTTTAGCAAGATTTTTATATTTTAATAACATATCTCTCTCAGCTCTTTTTTTATAGTTCTCTATGATCTTTTTAATTTGATATTCTTTACCACCATCATAATTAACATCACCTTCTTGAAGTCTTTGATATGAATAACTTTTAAATTGTCTATCTAGTCTTTGCATTAAAGTTTCACCCATACCATTTTTTGTTTTACCTATTCTTTCAAGTAAATAGTTATGAGCAGATTGACCATCAATTTTATATTCTGTTAAATCTACTGTTTTAAATTTAATTTTAGCAGGTTCTACCATTGGTATTTTAAGTCTAGCAACCTCGAATAAAACAGGATTGTCTTTAACTTCTGTTTCTCTACCTACTAAACTAAATCCTTGAAATATAGATGAGTAAGATAATATTCCATCTGGATTTAAATATAAACTGTTTGGTGTTTTCTCAATAGGTTCTCCAGTTAAAAAATCTCTTTTAGGTTCTAAATCTTCTTTCATTCCTGCTCTATTTTTAATTGAATCTATAAATCCTCTTATTTCATAAGCAGTTTCATCTGGTTCTAAAATATATGGTATACCTTGATTTCTTAATGAAGCATAAGGAATAGCATTACCAAAAACACCACCTGCAAATCTAGCTAATTTAGCTTCTGTTCCGTCACCAATAAGATCCATAGCTTCTGCAATACCTCTTAAATAAGTTTTGTTAGTTGCATTTTTAAAAACTGACATTGCTGCAGAAGTAAACATATCTTGTTTTTGTTGATCATTAATATTTTGTGCGTTCTCTTTTAAGTCTGCAATAATTCCTAAAATATAAAATCTAGGATCCATTCTGTTATATTGTTTATAACCTATTGAACCATCTTCTTTAATGTAACCTATTGAGTAAGGTTGCCAACCAAGAGCCATCCACGCTTTTTTAATTCTAAAATCAGATGGTCCAGCACCAGTTAATTTTGGAAAACCATTTCCATTTTTATCTACTAAAGATTCTGTTGCTAAATGGTATCCATAGAATGCAGCAGACATACCTAACATTTGTCTACCCAAAACTTCAGCTCTTGCTCTTCTATCTCCAGACTTCCAAAGATCCATATTTTGTTTTGTAAGCAATCCTAATCCTGGAATACGATTACTAAAGTGTCTCCAAAGGTTAGTTGGTGTTCTTATAAAAGGTGCTAAGAATCTAAATTCTGGATTTTTGTTTAGCATATCTTGTAATGCACTACCCCAATTTCTGTGTGATCCACCTCTTAAATCATTTGTATAAGTTGATTCTCTTGCATATTCTAATGCTTCTTTATTAAAAGGATTATCTTTAACATTTGCTGCACCATTAGCATCAAATCCTTCTTTAAAAATTTTATCTATATTTTCTTTACCTTCTTTAGATGAAAGTTTTAAACCTCTTTCCATAGTGTTATCAAGAGCATTTTGAAATAATCTTCCACGATAGTTTGCTTGTTTTAAAAACTCATCACCTGTCATTAATAGTCTTGATGGAAACTCAAGTATATTACCAATCCAATCAATAGCTTTTCCAGCTCTACCATCAAAACCTAAATTTTCTCCACTAATAGCTCTTTGTGCTTTGCCACCAACAATGTTTAAGTTATCTTGAGTTCTTGATAAAGGATCAAGAATAGCATCACCTTGTCTTATTGCTAAAAGTGTTGCTCTCATTGTATCTCCCATAGTCATAATCATTCCTTGGTATTGAGCAAAACCTAAACGAATTGATCTAGTATCAAACCTAACAGCACCACCTGCTATTTGTTCTAATGGTCTAATAATTGCTTCATATAATCCAGACTTCATGTTTAATGCGTTTGTATAAATTCCAGAAAGAAGTGAATTAATATATAGTGAGTTAAATACTTCTATTGCTTTATGACCTTTTGTTTTACCAGAAGTTTCAATAACAGTTTGAATATTTCCATCTCTCCATTGTTTAGAAATTGTAACAGGATCTCCAGAAAATCTTTTAACTATGTCTGCCATTTTTTCTACTTCTAATACATTTCCTTTTGAAGCTGATACAGGAATATTACCTGCTTGAGTAACACGAGCTGCTCCTCTAATTTGTTCTTTTAAATAATAAAGAGTGTCTCTCAAGATTGCAGATCTTAAAGCTACTTCTGTTTTAGCTTCTTTGCTCCACTTAGTAGCATCATCACCAAACTCTTTTAAATATTTTTCACCAGAATTTTTTGCATCTAAAGCAATTTCTTGTATTACTTTTTTAGTTGCCAACATTCTAATAACTGCTTCTTTTGCTCTAGCAGCTTCCTTCGGTAATGCTTTTAATACTTCAGATTTATCTCTAGCCATTATTGTTGCAAGTTCATCAGCAACATCATTTCTTAAAACATCGTTAGTTAAAAATTCTTTTGCTTGGTCATCAAATAAATCAGATATATCATCAATAGTTTTTAAAACTTGATTAGCATTCTTAAATGATTTTACATTTAATATTTTAGAAATAAAAGATTCTGAATTTGCTTTTGCATTTGTTTTAGATATTTCAATATCTTTGATAGCTTGATCTATATTTATAATAGCTGCATTACCTTCTGCTATTTTCTTTTTAACAATAGGATCTAATTTTAATGGAGTTTTATCTATTGATTTTAATTCTGATTTTTTAAATGTTTTAACTGCTCTTGCTCCATCTTTAGATATAAACTCAACTTCTATAGCTCCTCTCTTCATACTTATGACAGTACCAACATTACCCCTATCATCTGGTGTAACTCTAACACCAACATCGATAGGTTTTAATTTTTGTTTCTTTTTAGCTTCTTGTAAACTTTTAATAGCAGCACCATACTCTTTGTGAATTTTATTTTTATCTGAAATATTTTGAGTTGCTTTCTGTCTTTTAAATGCTTTAATACCCATTAATATTTCTAGTGGTCCACCAATAGCAATACCTTCTAAAACATTTTTTAATCTTCCTTCCATCTCAGTATCATCTTCATCTGTTGCAAGATATTGGGTAACAGCATTGTTTAATAGTGGAGAATC